ATTTATCCATTGACTTATGTTACCAGTTTTATTTGTTAAATTATCTGAAGAACTTGCAGTTATAAACCCTGCTGTATTTGTATCAATTACTGTTTGAACTTTTGCATCAGTATAATATTTATTTGTTCCTTCAGCTAAATCAGAAGTTGTTTTACCAGATAAATCTAATGTAGTTGAAATAGAAGCATCAGCAGTACCATCAAAACTAGCAGATCCAGTTATTGGGCCTGTTAATGAAATGTTTCTAGAAGTAGCTAATCTTGTTGCTTGATCAGCAGAAGTTACAGCATCATTAATTTGTATATATGCACTTCCTGACCATCTATAAACATCACCTGTATCTTGAGCAATATAAATTTTACCTGTTTCACCAGTTACTGGAAATGAAGCAAAATTAGAATATTCTTCAACATCATCAACATAACTAGGTAATTGTGCAGCTCCAACTTTACCAGTACCATCTAAACCAGCATAACCATTTATTTGATTTTTATTACTTGTTTGTTCAAATTGTGTACTATCCAATCCATCTATAGTTCCTGCATCAACATTTAAATTATTAACAAATGTTGTATCTACACGTGCATCTATAGCTGCATTCATTGAACTAGTATCAACTGTACCGGATGGGCCTTGTGGGCCTGTTGCTCCTTGTGGGCCTGTTGCACCTTGTGGGCCTGCTACACCTTGGATACCTTGATCACCTTTAGCACCAGCCGGACCGGTTGGGCCTGTTAAACCTTGTGGGCCTGTTGGGCCTGTTGGGCCTTGTGGGCCTGTATCACCTTGTGGGCCTTGTGGGCCTGTTTCCCCTTGTGGGCCTGTTTGTTTTGAAACATTTACAACTGGAGCTTCTCCATCTACTTTTATAATTGGAGTATTTCCATCTACAATAATTGTCATAATTATTTATTCCTTTTATTGAGGTTGATATCTTATTACAAATACAAACCTTAATGATTTTTTAACTTCAGGACTACCTGCAGCCCATTGAACTTTCATAACCACAATATATGGTGATGTATCATCAGGAGCAGCTGTAAAACTACCTTGATCTGATAATAATGTTTCAGGAACTAATAATTCAAATTTACCAGCAGTACCAGTATTATATATAAGTTCTGCCTTTGTATATGAATGCTTTGTTGCAGTAGGTTCTTTTGTTAATGAATCAATTACAATAGATCCTCTTTTTCTTGTAACAGTTGCTTCAAATAATTCAGCTTGTATATCAAAAGTAGTAGCTGCATCACTAAAATCTATAGTTCCGTCTTCTACTGATATTAAAAATTGATTACCTTCGGCTACTTCTCGAGCAATAATATTATCTGCTCCTCCTAAGTAATGTTGTATGTTTGATATTCTCATATTATCTCCTGTAGGTTAGTTATGAGTAAATATATATCTGTGGACATATATTTATTTTATTAATTTTCTTTTACCCAAGCAGTACCATTCCATTTATAGATATATTCAGCCACTAAGACATCAGTATTGCTATCTGTTATTGTATAAGTACTTCCTTTGTTAGTATAAATTGTTGCACCAGTATCATCAATTCCTAAAGACAAACCTGTGATATCACTATCATTGCTTACCCTATATGCTAAATATATTTTAGTAGAATAATAAATCATTTCAGATCCACTTATTACTGTGTCAGGTGTATCAACTGGTATATTATATATTTCAGAAACAGTTAAAGTTTCTGTATCAATAACATATTGTCCATTTGAATTAGCAATTATGTCAAAGAAACCATCTACTAATGCTGCAGAACCATTTGACATACCATCAAAAGCAAATTCTGGAGTTTTTATAGTAGCTACTTTATATCCTGGATATATTGTACCTAAAGTATTTTTAGTAGTTTGAAACCAAGAATAATCTGTTGCAACATTTGAAAATACATCTTTATTAGCTAATGTTACAGATCTTAAACCATAATAATCTGGTGTTTTTGAACCTAATGTCGTAATTGAAGCATTACCAACACCTGTTGAAAAATCACCTAATGTAGTTCCTGTACCAGCTGAATCAGTTACAAGTAATTTAAATATATTATTTACATATCCATTATTAACTGCAGTAAATCTAATTTGATTTGAAACAGGTTGATCTTTTTCAATAGTCCAATCAGTTATAGAATTATTAATATTTTCCACTACATCTGCAATTGTATTTACAGCACCAGGTAAACTTGGAACAAAACCAACAAAACTTTTATTATAATTAGCTGAAGCGCTTCCAGGTTTAAATACTTGAATATTAGTTTTACCTGCATCATCAATATTGGTTTGTGTTGTACCTAAACTACCTTGTGTAACAGTTTTAGTAATATTTAAATCAGAAAAAGATACATCTAATCCTATATCATCTTGAATTGTTGTAGTCCAATTAACTATATCTGAATTACCTGAATCAATTGAAGCAGTTATATATCCATTTAAAGCAGAATTTAATGCATCTCTAAACTCAAGTGCAGCATTAGTAGAATTTAAATTATTACTAAATGATGTAGCACTTCCGCCAGTAAATGTAACTTTACTAAATAAAGGTTGTCCATTTACAGTAGTTGTATATAAATCAGGGGCAACTATAGTATATGTTTCATTTAATACTCCAGATCTTGTAATTGAAGCATTACCAAAAACAATATTTCCTGCATCATCTCCAGTAACAGATCCATTATTTACAGTAGCAGTCCATAATTGACTAGGATTTGAATCAAATGGAATTGCACCAGTAAATGTAATCTTTTTAGTTTCAGTATCATATGTAGCAGAATAATTATTAGGAGATTCAGTATTATTGTTTATTAAATCAACTAAATCATTTCCAATATCATCTGATTGATCATCACTTTCTAAATTAGCTGCAACATTTAATGTTAATGTACCTGTTCCATCTGGTTCAGTTAAAGTTATACTTGTAGCAGCAGTAGTTCCAGCTCCATCAGTTTCATATTCATAATTGTGAATAATATTTGTACCATCACCAGCAACATCATTAATTGTAAAAGATGTAATTTCATTATCAGCTGTACCTGTATTAACTATTATTCCATAACCTGAAAAATCTACAAGACCACTATCTGGGTTTATATCAGATACATAACTAGGTAATGAAACAGATAGTCCACTTATACTTAAACCTAATATTGCTGTTCTAATTTCGTTTAATGCATCAATAGCACCAATACCGTTTGATAATGCAATATTATTTAAATATCCTAAAGTTCCTAAACTAACTGAATATTGTGTATTTGATCCTGAACTCCATCTTGTTTCTAAAGTAGGTTCAGTAGAATTATAAATATATAAATCATCATCTAAAATAAATTCTTTACCAAACCCAACAATATCAGCTGAATCTGAATAAGTGAATTGTGATGAATAACCACCATCATCAGTAAATATTTGTGTATTTGTAGTTGTTACTACAGCAACATTAGTACTATCTAAAATATGAATATTTTTTAAACTATTTCTTATATTAATACCAGTAATAATATCTGAGCCTGACCATGTTCCTGCGTTTGCATAAACAGAACTGATTGCCATTTTAAATTTCCTTTATTAGTTAAATTGTCCACCACCAGTTGCAACAAAGTCAGTATAATCTATTGAACTTGTTTGTACAACTTGTGAACCTGTATTAGTATAAGTAATTACATTGCTATTAGAACTTGCAGTAAAATTAGTTAAATTATTTATCGCTAAAGCTATAGCTGTAGCAGTACCTTCAACAGTTGAAGACATAGTATCTGTTAATGTACCATAGTCTGTTAAAGATAATATCCATGCTCTAATCGGATTAGTAGTATTATCATAATTACTATCTAATGTAATTGTATATGTATTTGTTGTACCAGGTCTTGTTAAATTAATTTCTCTAACTTTTGTACTTGTAGTAACTTTTATAGTATCATTATCTTGTATTTTAATTGATAATATACCACTAATAGTTTCAACATCTTGAAATACTTTTTCAAATCTATGATAATATTTTATTTTAGTTCCATTATACCAAACAATAATATTTTCATTTGTATCTACAATGTTATTGCTAATATCTAAATTTGATATTGTATCTAATATTGCCATTATTTTATTCCTATATAATTTTAATTAAATTGTGCACCACCTAAAGCGCCTAACAATGATGGTATTAAATAAATATTCCATATTTCTCCTTCAGTAACTGATGAATTATAAAGTAAAACATCATCTCCCATATTAGAAACATTAAAGTTTTCAACACCACCTGCATTTGTTCTTGCATAAAATGACCAAGTATTATTAACCAATTTAAATGAAAACAATTCAGTATTAGACATTACATATGCAGTTGAAGTACCTATAGATACAGATCTTCCAAAACCGCTTGATACACCATCAGGAACTAATGAACTTAATTCTAAAGAACCATTTACTTTAACACTATTAGTTGAAGAATCTGCAGTTAAAAAACCAGCTGTATCCCAATCTTTAGCATTTGCAATTATTTTTCTAGATGTATCATTTTGTATATCATCAGCTAAATTAATATGTAATAATTCTTTTTGTGTTACATTACCTCTTGTTCCTGTAAAACTTATTTCTTGTTGTTCTGTTACAGCAGTTCCTGAATTAAAATCAGATGGAAATGTTACAGATCCTGAACCATCAGTTCCACCTGTTCTAGTAATTGTATTAATTGAAGTACCAGCATAACCTATTTGTTGAACAGCAGGAGTATCATTAAATGTATCTCTCATATTAGATCCAGTATTACTATCTGCATATCTAATTTGAGTAAATCTATTTACAACTCCATAAGGATTTTTTGTATCATTAGGATCAACAATAATTCCAGAAATACCTGAAGTAATACCTCCAGCACCTGGTCTAAATACACCAAAATCATAAGCATTAGAAAAAGCCCCTCTAGCAAATTGATTAATTGGCCTTACCCAAAATACTAATGTATCTGTAAAATCTATATCAAATACTTTGTGTCTAATTGTTGCACCTTCAGTAAACGGACCTGTTGATGTTCTAAATGAAATATTAAATTCTCTATCAGCAATAGGATCAGCAATACTATCTCCAACATATATTTCAAATGTTTCTGTTAATCCTGTTGGTACAGTCCATTGTAATTCTACAAATGGTGTAGAAGAATCTGTATCACTACTAATTGATGTTAAATCAGTAATTGTTCCAAAATTTCTAGGATTAGCTAAGTTTGTATTTGGAACTGTTTGAAATTCTGTTAATGCTTGTTCTGCATATGCAGCAGCATTATATTCTTGAGCAGTAATATAATATCCTGATACACCATCAGTATTCATTTCAGTTTCAGTAATAGAATTAATTTTAAACAATTTATTAGTAAAACCATAAGTGTTATTTGTAACTGATATTATATCTGTAACTTGTAATGCTAAAGCCCTTGTATCTGTTTTAAATGATACAATTAAATTATCTCTTGATTTTTTAATAATAACATTAGCGACTCTTTCAGCCATAATATTATTATTTATATATTTTAATCTTGTGTCTTGAACTAATTCAGGTTCATTGTATGCTTTTTGATCACTAGCTAAAGTTAAAAATACTTGATCATCTTGAAATTTTTGATCAATAGAATTAAAAGAAATATTCATTTTATTTATGGTACTATTAAAACCATCATTAACTATAGTAACATCACCATACATATTATCAGGTGTAAATGACATTACAGATGTTCCTGTAGTATCAGAAATAATTTGAAATTTACCTAAATGATAACTAAATATACCTTGAGAACAAACTACTAAATCAGAAATATTTAAATCCCTTGTATCATTAGTATTTAAAGCACCATTTGTTGTATATCTTTTAGCACTTACTGTTGCTCCATTTTTATCTGTATGTGAAATTAAAGTATCACAAAATGTTTTATGAGCAGCAAATGAATCTAAATCAATATCGTTGTCTGATAATACATCACCACAACCATAAAAACTATTAGTTAAATAATCTAATAAACATTCAGCTGGGTTATTTGAATAAAAAGTATCAGTTGATAAAGTACTTCCAGTAAAAGTCCTAACTAATTTACCTTGAACTTCTGCACCTAATTTAGTTGTTAAACCTGTTACAGATTCATCTCTATTATATTTTAATTCACAATACAAATATGCAACATTTGGCATTGTTCTATTTTCAGCATTGGTGTTCCATTTAGAGGAAAATGTTTCCATAGGAGAACATCTACCACCAGCTTTAAATTTTTTAACTATTAAATTTCCATTTAAAAAATTATCTGTATTACCATCTGGATCTGTTGCATTTGTTACATTACCATCACTATCTAATGTTAATCTAAAATTATCCCAATATACATCATCAATACTTTCAATTGGCCCCTCACATAATGAAATAATAAATGCCATTGTTTGGTTATCAGATGTTATATCTGCAAATGTAATTGAACCAAATACTTTACCTCGTCCATAAATAACAGGAAGTTTATTATTAGGGTCTGATGCAATTCTTTGTCTAACTCCTGGATCAGGGGCTGTTTCACCAACACCTGCATTTGGAATATCTGGAGCAAATAATTTATTTGCGATAAATGAAACTGCTACTGACAATGCAAATCTAGCTATCATTCCTTTAACACCTGCTGATGTAAGAACTGTTATAACTGGTGCAGCTGCTGCCATAATTAAATTTCCTTTTTATACATTGATTGAAATTCTTTATAGTTCAATTTATTAAAATTAATATTTGTTTTAGGTATAGAATAAAAAATTATATCTTTAACTTCTTTATGATTTTTTATTTCTTTTTCCAATTTTTTATTCATTCTATAAAATATAGATGAACCCCTTTTATTAGGATGAACCCAAGTTAATAAAATATGTAATTGTGTTATATGTGGATTTAATAAATTAGGTATTTTCATTCCTAATAATACACCATCTATAACTCCATTTTTATCTTCTGATATTATTGCAGTTTTATCTTTTGCTATTGCTTCCATTAAACCTTTATAATATTCTGTATTATCTTCTTTAAATTGACCAAAGTCAAATTCTTTTCTGTGTTGTTCAAGTAATTTTACACCTTGATCAACATCTTTATATTCTCCGATTCTTATCATTATATTTATTCTCTATTATTCTTCTGCTCCAAACCTTGGATTAAAATTAACCATTGAAGCCACAAATTCCATTGAAGCATCATTGCTTGTATATTGTTTAAATGAACTATCAGATGTAAACCTACCTGATTTAGTGTCTAATAAAGCACCTACTATATTTTTACATTCAATACTTATATTAACATCACCTTCATTAGTGTTTTCTTCATCAACTGAATGTGAATTAATTATACCTTGCCATTTTTGATATACTTGGCCTTCAATTGCTCCATTTTCATCATTCCAAAAAGCTTGATATATAGTAACTATACCACCAATAGCATTTACATTTTCTAAAGCAGCTATTATTGTGTTTGGTAAACCATTTAATTGTATAGTTACTGAATTAGTTTTTACATCTTTAGTTTCTTCAACAGCAGATAAACCAATTATGTTTGATCCAGGTAAATATGTATCACCATTATAAGTAATATTTGTATATCCTGTATTTAAAAATAAACTATCATTATTATCTGCAGTTACTTGAAATTTAATTAATTGAATTGGATAAGTTTTAGTATTTGATACTTCAGCTAATGTTGTTGAATCTATTGACTTTACCATTATAATATCTCCTGAAAATTAAAACTATCATAAGCATAATAATTATATCCTGGGCCAGGAACAACTGTTACATTTGGTCTTCCATTTAATAACATTTTAAATTGTACACCATTACCATAAGTAAATGTATTACCACTTACAATTGGGTTAATTGCACCAGTCATTAATTTAAAAGTTAATAAATTACTTGAAGCATTTGCATCAGCTTTAATTTGATAAACTTTTGTGCTTGAACTAAATTGTATAAAATCACCAGCTTTAACATTGCTTGAATTATCTACATTAGCCAATTGAACGTCTTCTCCACTTGTATTTGCATTAACAATATCAATTGACAAACCAGATTGTGCAATTATAGATCCATTAGCAAAAGTTAAATTAATTGTTGATGGTAAATCAGTTGTTTTAAAATCTATTCCATCTGTTATTCCTAATAATTCTGCTTCAACCTCATCATATTTCGATTTAGTTAATAATGGTAAACTTACTTCCATAGAATAAAATGTTGGACTGCCTCTTTCAATTCTAGCATAACCTGAATTAGATATTGATCTTCTAACTCTGGCAGCTCTATTTAATGAGACACTATTTGTATATTCAAATATTTTTGACATTATTTTCTCCTATTTCTTAAACCAGCAGTATTTCTAGTAAAATTTCTATTAGCTCCACCTACTTCAGCAGGGCTACTTGTTATAACAGCTTTAATTTGATCAATTGCTCTTTGATCTACATTTCCGGATATATTAAATGTATTATTAACTACTGAACCCATAGATCCTTGAACCTTATCTCTTGGTATTACAACTTCTCCTGGTGTTAATAATGCAGGTACTCTATCTGTATATGGTGCACCACCTGGTACAACTCCGCCTTTATTAAAACCTAAGAAAGAAAATAAACTACCACCATTACCACCACTTACAGCAGCAGTTGCAGTTGCTAATGCTAATTGTTGAGCTTTTTCACTTGTAATTTGTTTTTCAACTATAAGCTTTTTAGTTCCTAAATTTTCAAATAATTTTTCTATACCAACTTCAATAGTCTTTTTTATAATAGTTTCAGCTATAGTTTGTAATACATTTTTAAATAAATTTTTAGTCGTTTCTAATAATGAATTACCTTGTCTTAAGCCTTCTAAAAAAGTTGTACTAATTGTATCTGAAATTAATTTAGCTTCAATACCAGAATCTTGTAAAAGATCCCTATATGTTCTTTGAGCAGCGTTAGCTTTAGCTTGATCAATAATCATTCTTCTATTTGTGAACATAATTCGTTCATTTATAGAAGCTAATTCATCTTGTCTTTTTAAAAAATCAGGATCAGTTGCAGCACCAAAATTAGGTCTTGATCTAGGATCCCTTACAGCTCTTGGTGTTGTTCTTGTTCCTGAAAATAATTGTTTTTGTTTTTTATTTAATTTTGTATAAGCATTAATAACTTCATTAGCTTCAATTTTTATTTGATTAAGTTCTTCTCTTAATAATTTTGCAGCTTCTTCTGCTTCTTTTGAAGCTTTTGGAAACACTTTTAATTTAGAAACAAAATTAAGGACTGCTAATTGAGCTTCTTTCATTTTATTTATGAAATAATCTCTAATTGTATTTACAACTTTCATTATAGCATCATTAAATGCAATAAATGCTACAACTGCTACTTGTATTGCAGTTATAATAATACCAACTATATTTGCTCTTAAAGCTATATTTAAAGCAGCTAAACTAACTGTTGCACCTTTTATATTTGCTGCTAATAAAATAAATTGAGATGCAACTCCAGCAACAAATGTAGATATTTTTAATCCAATAAATATTTTAAATGCAGTAACTAAAGCATCAATATTTGTGGATACAAACCTAATTGCATTTTCAATACTTTTAAAAGCTCCTGCTAAATTTTCACCAACAGTTTTAGCTAATGATTTTAATTCAGCATCATTTCTTTTAAAATTACCTACTAAATCAATTAATTGTTGTTTAACACCTTCAAATAAAGGTTGAGCAGCGGCTTGTCTAAATCTAAAATAAGCATCTTCTACAAATGAAACCTGTGCTTCTAATGTTTGTTCAAAGTCTTTTGTTGCTTTAGAAAATTGACCACCACTAGAAAATACTTCAAAAAATCTTTTTCTAGTTTGTTCAATTGATACTTTAGCACCGGCTTCAAAGCCTAACATTGCTCTAACACCTCTTTCTCTAAAGACGTCAGCAGCGGCTATACCACCAGCAAATGCTCTTTGAATTTGTTCAGCAGTTTGTCTAAAATCTAAACCTGTAGCTGCAGCAACATTACCTGTTATTTCTAATACTTTAGCTAATTCATCAGCATCTTTAGCAATAACAGCTAGATTACCAGATCCTGCTGCAATAGCTTCTAGTGAAAATGGAACTCTACTAGCAAATTGATTTAATACATCAAATGCTTTTGCACCCTCTGAAGCTGAATTAAATAATAGTTTAAATCTTACTTGTAATGATTCAGTAAGTTGTCCTGCTTGAAATGTATCTCTTATAAATTTACCAATACCAAAAGTAACAGCAGCTAATGATGCAGCAACACCAACTTTTAAAGTTGTACCAAGTGCTGCAAAAGTTGCTCTTGATTTAGCAGCTGCAGTTTCTAATTGTTTTAATCTTCTTGAAGCTATAGTAGCATTAGTACCTAATTTATTTAAACCAGATTGTAATGAACTTACTTGGCTCTGCCCCTTAACATTAGTAATTATGTCTAATTTTACAGCCATTTTTCCTTATCCGTTAGTTATTTCCACATTAACTTCATCAAAGTATTTTTTAAAAGCAGCCTCTATAAATTTAGTAGGTGCTTGTTGTGAATGTCCATTGTTAAGGAATTCTATATATGTTGTACCATTTGTAACAATAATTTTATTTGGTTTATCTTTTGGAACCAAAATATTTATATTAGATGTTAAAGCAGGCTCATTTTGATTATAATATGTTTCAGTGTACCCAATATACCAGCTATTTCTGGCTTGACCAGTATCAACTGGAGTTGTTAATTTTACATCAGCAAAAGCTTTTAATGCTCTTGATCTAAATTCCTGTTCAATTGCTTTATTAACATCTCTTTCAAGATCTTTAGCAGCAGTTTTTAGACCAATAGTAGTTATTGCCATTATATTAATTTACCTTTATTTATCCCCTTTTTAATAACATATCTTTGTGTACCATTGGCACCAATATTTACTTCTTTTTTAAGGTTTCTAAATAATTCTTTTTCTTTTGAATTCTTTTTAGCAACATTACTATACTGAATTAATGTTTTAGTATCTCTCATAATTGCCTTTCAAGTGGGCAGTTTTCACCGCCCTACTATTATTGTTTAGATTTTTTAGCTAAGCTTTTTAATTTATTAAAACCAGCTTCTAACTTTAAATCTTTTTGAGTATTACTTTCCCTCATTATTTTCAATGAAGGGAATAAATCATTTACCTTAAGTGGTTTAGTACCTTGGTATGTGGTTTGAGCTAATATAGCAGTTCTATGATCTTCTCGCCAACCATAAGGTCTTTCATTAAAATATTTTATCCAACCCATATATTCTTTACTGGACATATTATAAATAGTATCTAATGTAACACCTAATTGATGAGCTATTTCATATTCTGCTAATTCTTCTTCCCCAATTCACCACCTTTGTCATCTTTAGCGGCTAATCCGTTATATTCAAGAATTTCTTGAGACAATTGAGTTAATGCTTGAATAGGAAAATCTTCAAATTCAGATTCTTTCATATTTTCAGCACCTACAACAGTTTGTGTAAATATAGCGCTTAAGGTTTTTAAACCGGTAACATCTTCAGTTTTATTTACATCCAATGCTTTTTGTAAATCCTTTATACCCTTAACTGTCAGTTGTTTGATCTCCACTTCCTGTTCCAGAAATGGTACTTTCTTCGTTATTTGTATTATTTTTATATGTTTCATTATTTATTTCCCCTAAAGGTTTTTGATATAAATGTTTATTATTCGATTCAAAGTCTTCCATCATTTTTCTAATTTTATGTAAAACGTCTAATGTTTCAAAGACTTGTTGTTTATCCTCTACATCTTTTAATCTATCATAAGTTTTTCTTATGGATGTATCTATAGATTTTTTTATATGCAAAGAAGTTATTCTTAATACATAATATTTATTAAATGGTTTATCCATGATTTTTATCCTATACAATTTAATTAAGCTGGGCATTTAAGCCCAGCCTAAAAATTTTATTATGCGTCAGCAAACGGACCAGTATAGTCAGTTGAAGTACTTAAAGTCAAAGTTGCCTGATTAGAATCAGTCAAATTTGGAGATACTTCAAAAGAAGCGACTTGTCCTTTTACATAAAATGCAGCATTATCACCTGTAGATGCGTTTTTAACATCTAGTTGAAATACATATGTGTTTCCATCTTGAACTAAACCTTGAATAGTATCATGTACAGAAGGTACATAATTCAAAGTAAATTCCAATGTTGGAGCATCAGCTTGTCCTTGGATCTGTGAACTTACAGATTGTCCATAATTTGGTACGTTAACAATGTTAGCGGGTTTACCAAATGAAGGAAATTCTCTGATGTTAGTAACTTCAGTTGCACCATCAAAATCACCTGTACTAGGAGTTATAAACGCCTGGTGTTCAGAATCATTTGTTGGTAATGTGTAGCTACTATCAGCTTTGTATTTTAATTTAGTGAAAATACCAGCACCTATATTTGAAATTAGAGCCATTTTTTGTTATTCCTTTATATTATTTTTGGTTAAATTGATCTGAAATTGACCGTATAATTCACGTTAAATAAACCTGAATCTTTTGTGTCAATTCCAATGTTTGTTATAAAGCTATTAGTTGTTTGTAGATATCCAGAGATTACTTCTTGATCTAATAATGTTTTTAACATATCAGCAATTTCATATGCACGTTTCATACCTGCTCCAGCTGGAACAAATATTTGACATACAATTTGACCGTTTGCTATTACATCTTTATAAGCTAATTCTGAAGAAAATGGTAATACAGAAACTCGTATCCATTCATCAGCATTAATTTCCCCTTGATAATTCGCAGGAAAAGCTTTTACATTATTTGATGTCCAAGCGCTAGAGGCAAACAAACCTTCAACAGCTGTCAATAATTGTGATATTGTAGCCATTATGTTTCCCTTCCAACAGTTAAATTAATAATATAATTGTTATCTTCAAACTTATTTATTTTCCAAGTCTTACCTCTCATTACAATATTATCGTAATTATCAATAAGCTTAGAATCTAAATTAGCCGAGTCAATCATTAAATTACATTCTAACCTAGGTTTATCATCATTAGTTCTAAATTGATTTTCAATTACAGCTTTAACAGTAATTGATGTATCAGTAGAACTAGTAACAGATTGTGTAGCAAAGTCATAAGCAGTTACATTTTTATTTGTAAAAGTTATATCTTCACCAATATCACCTATAGTATCAAATGCCATTTTTACATTATCTTGAATTAGTTTATGGTAACCCATTAGGCACCTCCACTAACTTTAACTCCCCTATTTGAGCTTTTATTAGCTGGATCTTCATATTTAGCAATTAATCTTTGAATTGAATCAGGTAATTGTTTAAAATTACTTAATCCAGATCCTAAATCAAAAGTTAAAGAAATAGAACCAACAGATAAATCTTTCAATCTAGGTGAACCAGATGATTGATCCTCTATTGTGCTCATATTTTTGATCAAGTGTAAAGCAAGCTCATAGGTCGCTTTTTTGATATCTTCAGGAATAGTTCCCATAAACTCAGAAGTATCATCTCTATCATCTTCTAAAGTTTCATAACCACCAGATTTATTATTCCAGTAAGTAATGTCTCTAGGCCATGATAAAGGATATGAGGCAGTAGGCTCAGCCGTACCACCCCAATCCAAGTCATTGAGAATTCCTGTGGCTGTTACTAAAGCTCGTTCAACAGTTTCATCTGTAGCACTATCCCAAGCAGTTTGGTTTAGCCTATCATAAAAGTATTGTTCAGCTTCTATAATAGTTACAAATGAATTGATTCCTTTTTGTAAAGCCATTATTTTTCTCCGTATCTAATAGTTATAATATTAACCGTGATAAATTGGGAATAAACCAATTTGGTTAACGTTTGTAGCATGAACTGTCCAGTTTGTACCTAGAGCAAGGTCAGTATTTGCAGGATATGCAGTTGCAGATCCAGCCCATGAGAATCCTTTCGGATGCATGATATTACCCCATCTAGATAAAACAGTCACAAGACCACCACCATTACCAGCTAGTTCATCTCTTTCAATTGCAGTTGGATTAACCTGTGCAATATCACTGTAATGTACAGACCCAGCTTTTGCTAAGTAAGAAACTTTTAAACCTGCAGGCATGTTTGCAGTTAATGATTGGTTATTAATAACAAGTCTAATTTTTCCACCAAGAATAGTAGAGAAATTGAAGTTACCGTCTACAACTGGAGCAACATCAAGAACGTTTTCTTTTCTCATAATGTTGTAAGTTGCAGTGTCTACTACTAAGTAATAGAAAGGCTCTTCAAATTCACCCTTAACTTCAGTGATAGCATCTAATAAAGTATCAAAGAAAGTACTTCTTGATTGGCTAGCACCAGTAGAATTAACAAATAGTGGATTTGGATCATCACTAGCATCTGAACCAGTGTAAAAACCAAAAGTACCAACTTTTGCAGCAGCATCAGAAGTACCAATTGTAGTTGCGCCCCAAATTTTGTCAGCAACACCATTTAGGATAGATCTTAATTGTAGATCTTCTCTTCTTGCTCTAACTGAAGCAAATTGAGAACCTAAGTATGATAAACCATCAACTTTTGAGATTAATTTTTGAATTGATAATTCTTGTGCAGCAATATGATCAATATTTTTGATGTATACTGCTGATTTGTTTGACACTGACATTTCATTAATATCTTTATCAGCAGCAGTTTCATTTTGCTTATGATAAGTAGTAGGGTCAGAAAAATCTAACCATCTTAAAGTACCAGTGTAATTTTCACCTGAGTCATTGATTCTAGCGTCAGAACCAACTAATGCAGTTGATGTTAATAACGCAGCATCAGCTCTTTCAGCTTGTTCGTAAGCAGAAATAGCCTTAGCAATGTTATTAAAGTTTGAACTTATTACAGCCATTATATTTTTTCCTTTTATTATTTAATGCACATTTGTGCGGTTATTATTATAAAAGATCAGTCTATTCAGACCAGTCTCCGTCAACTTTAATTTGCCCTTTTGCAACAGCATTAAGCAATTCATCGGTTGACATATCTTTTATAGATGTGACAGGATTGGTTCCTGTGCTGGGTTTAGCTGGATTAATTCCAGTACCCATATTTGCTTTAACAGAAAATAAAAATGCATTATTTTCATCTTTAGCATAATTAGACACTGTCTCACTTATACTTAGACCACTTTCATGCACCCAATTTCCTGTAGCGTCTTTCTTTAAACTGTTTACAATATCTGAATAAGCCATATTAGCTGCTTTTTCAGATTTAAAGTTTAAAGCATTAAGCTGAGTACGCACGGCATTATCTCTACTTAATTCTGTGTTCTTTTGTTCGTATTGTTGAAGTCTTTGGTTAACCTCATTTAGTTTCATTTGCATAGCTTCAGCATGTTTACCTTGTTGTTCAAGGCTAGAAATTTCAGCTTGTCTTTTCTCTTCTTTAATTTTTTCTATTTGACTAATAGCTTCATCTCGCTCTTTATATGCATTGTCTAAATTTACTTTTATATTTTTTATAGCTTTAGAAACTTCTTCATCAACCATTTGTTTTATATCTGGTTGTTTAGTTTCTTCAGTTTTTGTTTCTTCAACTTGTGTATTTTCAATGTTTTCTGACATTATTTTTCCTTTGGACACGGCCTTAGTTATATTTTAATTTAAAACAAAAGATTAATTTGATAATTCTTCTAATTGTTTCAACGAAATTAATTTACCATCTTTATTAGAAAATTGAGAAAATTTAACTTTTCCAGAATTAAACAAGGTAACTCTTTTTTGATTTCCTAATACAGCCAGCTTAACTTCATTTGGTTGGTCTTTTAACCATTCTTCATATGTAGTTTTAGCCGGTACTTGACCATTGATAGAGGCACGACGACTATCAGATAATCCAGCAATTTTTCGTTTTTGTAATCTATTATTTTCTGTATTTAATAATTGATTAGCACTTTTAATAACAGGTATAGTTGTTGATCTACAATTAAAATGTTGTGGTGGTTGTGGTGCATTTTTATTATCTAATGAATAAACTTTACCATCTAACCTAGCACAAATTAAACTAGTTCTGCTATCTAAGGTAGCCACATATTGATAACCTTGAACAACATCATCATTTAATTTATATGTTGTATTTGACACATAATTAGATGTTTCAGTTATTGCAGTTCTTGTTAATGTTCTTAATTGTACGGTAGAAGCTAACAATCCAGATCTACCTAAATCACGAGCTATATTAATCATAGCTTTATTTTCAGTCATTCCCTGTTTGACTATACCTTTTATTCTTCTTTGTTGTAAAATACTTATAGATGCTAATTGTTGACTAAAAGTACCATTTGATTTGATAATTAAATCATTAACCTTTATAGTATCTTTTACACCTTTAGCTTTATAAATATTTGTTAAGGCTCTAGCAAATATACTTTTATAAAATCTAGCACTAACACCAGCTAGTTTATTTAATTCACTAATTCCTTCCTTATATATTTTTTTATAAGTTAAACGAATTTCAGTATTTAATTTTCTAGTTAAAGCATTTATATTTGCTGTACCAGAAAATGCTACAATTCGTTGTAATCTTATTTTGTGTGATGCCAAAATTTTATCAATTTCAGTATCCAATCTCTTTTCGTAAAGAGTCAATAATGCACGGTGTTTCAGCATTCTTGAATATACATCATCATTTATAGACATTTGATATCCTTTAATCTATAGATTTAATTTTAGCAAGTTCTTCATCAACTATTTTACCATGATGATCAATTAAAATTTGACAATTATTAACGTCAATTTCTAATCTTGCTTTATTAGTTTTTTGTGTTGATAAGGCAATTAAACTATTTCTCATATTTTCGTTTAAATCCTTTTCATAATATTTTTTATCATTAATAGTTATTGTTCTATTTTCTTCTTGTTTATTTTTAATTATCATATTATCTCTTTTTCATTTTAATACAAGAATTACCTTTACCCCTTCGGTAACCCTTCCAACATGCTTTTCCAGCACTACCTTTTTTCTTTTTGTAAGCCATTATTTGCCTCGTTTTTTAGCAGCAATAATTTTATCTCTTAAAGCTTTTGGAAGCTTCATTTGTTTAGCTGTTAAACTGTTTGATCCTTTTTTCTTGCTTTTCTTTTTATAAGCCATTTTATTTACCTCTTTTACGTTTTTTTGCCTTTTTTGCTATTGATATAGCTATAGCAATTGCTTGATCTCTTTTCTTTCCAGCTTTTAACTCTTCTTTAATATTTTTAGAAATAGATTTAGCTGAATATCCTTTTATTAATGGCATAAATTTCCTTTACCACATTTTACAAGACCAATATCTTGCTTTTGTTTTAGGCCCAGGACTAGAACAATTATGTCTTGCTCTAAAACTAGCTCTAGCTCCAGGATTGTTTTTTCTTATTCTCATAGTTTTTTGACCAGCAGCTTTTGCTGTTGTTCCACCATGACCAAAATTTACTTTTACAATATTACCTTTTGGGTTTTTAACATAAACTTTAAATTTTTTTACATCACCACGCATTGGTTTATTTAAAGTTACTTTTCGACCTCTATATTCAGCCATAATTAAACTCCTTTACTAGGTTTTTCAATACATGTAAATTTTGTTAATATTTCATATTTATTTATTTCTTCAATTGTATAATTATTTAATATCATTTGAGATTCTGAATATCCATTTTGTAAACAATCATTCCAATCTTTGTATTCTGTTGGTTTTAATATACCTGGACTGCATTGTTGAGCAATTGCAGAACAAATATACATAGTTAATATAAATTTCATTTTATCCCCATAAATTTCCAGTCATAGAGCCCTTATTGTATTCAGTAGCTCTATTTTCAAAGAAATTTGTGTGTTCAACTCCATTTAGAACCCAATCTAGCCAACTTAAAGGATTGTCTTTAACTTTATAATTTGGTTTTAAAGATAATTGTAATAATCTTCTATCAGCAATATATCTTATATATTTTTTTACTTCTTCAGGTTTTAATCCACGAATACCACCCATTTCAAAAGCTAAATCTATAAATTTATCTTCTAAATCCACCATATCCCGGGCAGTTTGATATAATTCAGCTTTAAATTTTTCAGTCCATACTTGTGGGTTTTCTTTTATTAACTGATGAAATAATTTAATCATACTTTCGACATGATGAGTTTCATCTCTAATTGACCAAGTAACTATTTGACACATACCTTTCATTCTTCCAAATCTTTGAAAATTTAGAAGCATAACAAATGATGCAAATAATTGTAAACCTTCTCCAAATGCAGAAAAACAAGCAATATCTTTTATTAAACCTTCAACACCTTTGCCTTTTGGTTTAAATAAATATTCATGTTTATCTGCCATTTCTTTATATTCTTGAAATGCTTGAAAATTAGTTAATTGAGTTTCACCAATAGTATCATTTAATAATGAATAACTATGAGCATGATTAGCTTCAGATGAAACAAAAGAGCCTAACATCATTCTAACTTCAGGTGCTTTAAATTGTGGAATATATCTGTCTAAATAAGCTTGAGCTATATCTACATCACCTTGAGTAAAAAATTTTAATATTTGACCTATTAAATTCTTTTCCTCTTGTGTTAATCTTTCGTTCCAATCTCTTACATCTTCATGTAAAGGAACCTCACTAGGAAGCCAATGCATCTTTTGCATAGTATCATATGCTTCAAACGCCCATTCATAATCGAAGGGCTTATAATAATTTCTAGTTTTAAATAAGCTCATTTATTTCCTTTTTCTTTTTCTGATAACAACAAGTTTACCATTTTCTTCTTTTACTTCCATCCCAGCATCTTCAGTTTGTTTTTTTAATTGACGATACTTTTGAGTAATAGTTAATTTTTTTTTAATCATATTTATTCCTATATACAATCACATATTGTGTTAATTATTGCCATAATAAATACATAGCCAATATATCCAAAAAGAATTATTGCTAATAATTTATCAGTCCAACTAAAAGTTTTTTTATCCATTATCCCTCACAAGCTATACAATCTGATTCAGGTATTATTGTTCTTTCAACTTTTAAACTTACTAACTCAGCACGTTTAATTGCTTCAGATCTACAATAATATAATGTTTTTAATTTCTTCTTCCATGCTAACATGTGAATATCGTGTAATTCTTTTATATTTACATCAGCAGGAACAAACACATTTAATGATTGACCTTGACAAATATGTTCTTGTCTATCAGCCGCATGTTCAATGATCCATTGTTGATTAATTTCAATTGATGTTTTAAATACATCTTTTTCATAATCTGATAAATCTTTTAAATGTAAAACTGAACCACGATTAGCTAAAATAGAAGTCCAAGTTTTTTCATTATTTATACCTTTTTGCTCTAATAATTTTTCTAAATATTTATTTTTAACAAGAAAAGAACCTGACATTGTTTTTTGAACATATGCATTAGCTCTAAATGGCTCAATACTTGGAGAAGTTGTTCCACAAATAATTGAACTTGAAGCATTAGGAGCAATGGCAAGTAAATGAGCATTTCTCATTCCAGTACCTTCCATATCCGGAGCTTCACCTCTTTTTATAGCTAATCTTTTTGATTCTTTTACTGCTTCATCTTTAATGTGTTTAAACATTAATTTATTTTTAGCTTTTGCCATAACAGATTCAAATGCAATATTATTTTTTTGTAAATAAGCATGAAAACCCATAGCACCAAGACCAATAGATCTTTCTTGTGTTGCACTATATTTAGCTCTAAATACACTATCAGGAGCATTATCTATAAAGCTTTGTAATACATTATCTAAAAATCTAACAAGATCAGAAATAAATAATTTATCATCTTTCCATTCATCATATTTTTCTAAATTAACACTTGATAAACAACAAACAGCAGTTCGATCTTCATCGGTTGGTAATGTAATTTCAGTACATAAATTTGAATGTTTAACTGACAATCCTAATTTCTTTTGTTGTTCAGGCAATGCATCATTAATATGATCAATGTAGCAAATATATGGCTCACCAGTGGCTACTCTGTTTTCAAGTATTTTTTGCCACAAGTCTCTAGCTGAGACCTTTTTAACTATTTCTTTTGTATGTGGATCAATTAAATTCCAAGTATCATCATAAGTTGGTTCTTGAATACATTTTTCAATTAATTCCATAAAATCATTAGTAATGTTTATTCCATGATGTAAGTTTAAACATTTTCTATGTATATCTCCACCTGATGGTTTTCTTATATCTAAAAATTCTAATATTTCTGGATGTGATATATCCATATATGCGGCATAACTACCTCTTCTAGTTTTACCTTGACTAAATGCCATAATTTCTGAATCTACAACTTTTAAAAAAGGAACAGATCCTGATGATTGAGATCCTCCAGATGTTTTAGTTCCATCAGATCTAATATGACCCCAATATCCGCCAATTCCTCCACCAATAGATGTTAACCAAGCATTTTCAGTATAATGTCCAGTTAATCCCTCTCTACTATCTCCAACATAATTTAAAAAACAAGATATTGGCATACCTCGCTCTGTACCACCATTACTTAATACAGGAGTTGAATACATAAACCAAAGTTTTGATGCATACCCATAAATTCTTTCAGCCATTTCATCATTATCAGAAAAAGCCTTTGCTGCTCTTAAAAATGCCTCTTGTGGACTATTTTCTTCTGGTAATAAATACCTGTCTTTTAATGTTGTTTTACCAAAATCTGTGAGTAAATTATCTCTATCTTCTACTATCATATATTCATTTTCCTTTTATAAAACTGTATAAGCTTCTACAGCAAGTACAGTTATCGACATTAAGTATATTGCTAAACTTGTGTACAATATATATTTCATTTCTTTAAATATTTATTTCTTATTTTAATTGCTAAAGAAAATTTACCCTTTTCTCTGCATTTTATTATTGTTGATTTAACTTTAAATAAAAGTTCTGTTTTCATTTTGATGTTAATCTATCTATGTGATTGTAAATTCTTCCAATTTGTTTATCAACCGACATTATTTCTTCACTTAACATTCCTAAGTGAACTTGTAATTCTACTATTGTCATTAATACATAAGTTGACAACCCTAAAAGTATTGTTCCCAATAAAGCTATTAAAGCTGTATTATGCTGACGTTTCATTATCTTCGTTGCCTTCTTCTTTTGCAAGAAGGACATTTATTCTTTTTAACTTGGTTTAATTTTTTAGTCCATAATACTCTAAAAAATGGTTGAACAACACCAACGGCTATTGCCCCAACTATTATAGCAAATACGGATTGTGTAGTTATGCCTGCTGTTATTCCAAATAAACTAGCAGTCACTACAGTATCATTATTAATCATTGTGCATTTGAATCCTTTCATAACCCATTAAAATGCCCTCCTTGCCATAAAGCAAGAAGGAGCATTAAAATTAAGATTAATGAATTAAAGTGACGCCATTTCATAGCATCCCCCTTTCATTAATTCTCGGTATTAGTATTACCTTGAATAACGTTTATTTCTTGTTCATATTGTTCTCTTGGAGAAATAATACGATTATCTTGAGATATTTCATCACTTCCAGTAGTATCATCATAATCTGTAGGAATTGCATCATTATTTTTAGCAACTTCTAAGAATGTTGATCTTGGAATTAATCCATTTTGATACCATTCAGTAATTAATCTCATCCAATCACTTCCTCTTGGAGAAGCATTGAAGTCAGATGATAAATTAAATCGAATATCTTGTTCAGTTATATTAACATCATATCTCCAATTTACAAGATGTTTGATAATTTTTTTCATGCTTTCTGATATTTTAGCATTTAAACTGGCAAGTGCCGCATTTTGTGCAGCATTTCTTAAGCTTAAGGCAACACCGGATTGATCGGAATTATTGGGCTCTAAACTTAACATTTTAACACCAATTCTCGTTAATTCATCATATCCACCTTTAATAGCTTCTTCCATATCTTTTAAAGCATTGGTTGGTGTTTGTAATGTTTCAACAGTATCATCTTTATTAACAAATAACCAAGTACCTAAACCTTGCTTAACAAGATCAGATTTTTCAGCTTCTGTTAATGAATCAGATTTAACAACTGGAGTATAAGTTGCACTTAAATATAATAAATGGTTTCTTCTTGAAATTTTATTATATAAAGCAATTTCTCTGTTTACAATGGCAGTCATTAAAGGGTCAACTGTATCAATTGAACCATTTAAAGGAAAGAACGGTATATAATCCATTCTTTTGCCATTTTGAAATAAATTTGTATTTGTTTCTTTTAAAATCCAATCATCTGTTAATTGATCAAATGAATAATCAACTCCACCATCAATAAATGTAGGTGTATCAGATGTATTTCTATAATATGTGTCAATTACATATAAACCATTTTCATCTAATTTGTGAACTTGTACAGTATCAACATATTTTGGATGAAATGGGCTATTTGGATCATCTTCAAGTACAAAATATCTAGTAATTAAATTAGATAGTTTCATTTGACCTTTATAATCAGTAGCAACAGACCAATTTACAACATTTTCAGCGTGGTGTAATATTGGATAAGGTTTTACCTCTTTTCTTTCAGCTGGTGTTAAATTTTCTAAATCTACAACAGGAAAGTCTATTTGAATAAAGGCTCTTGATGTTTGTAATTCTTCCCATAAAGCAGTGCTTAAAAATGATATCAGGTTACTTTTGTCAGATCCTATATCATCTAATATCCATTGCTTAGCTCCTTCTGGAGCCCCGTTAATTTCTAGCATTGGTTGTTTACGTAATAAACCACCTATTATCATTTTACAAAATTCACTAGATACACCCGGTACCTCAGCTTCAGCTTTGTAAAAATCATATTGCTCTTGTGTCATTGTAGGGTTAAACGGAAGTAATAAGTTGTCACTTGAAGGCACAGAATCATAATCCTTAGTATAAGACGGACCTTGGATAATTGCTCTGTTTCGTTTCCATTCGTTTATTTGACTCAGGTATTCATCATTTGGATATCCTGGGCCTTTGGCAGTTTCTGTAGATTTAACTATAGAACTGTTTTTATATCTAATTGCCATATTGTGTTATTCCTAAACATTAAGATGAACCAAAACATTTGGCTCGGTTATTAAAATAATTTTTGATTTGGCCGATCCAAGATCAAAAGAAATTGGTGTTCGTCAAAGTGCGATTGGCCACCCTAGCCCGACGCCAAAGAGGAATCTAGTCCCCCTCACGCCCAGCAGCCCATTAACGCCCCGAGCCTAGTAGGGCAGTCAGTCAGTTCTATTTGAATTGAAAGCGCTCTAATCGTACAACCACGCCTGCCTTGCTAAATATAGTATTTGCTGGGCTCTAGGCTGTAAAATTGAAAAAGCTCGGACCGAATGATTGGCTTTCGGACCACAAAAATTTAAATAAGCTTTATACACCAATGGTTAAGTGCCATTTGATTATTGGCTAACATTGATTAACTTTATTATAAACTATTGATTATTTAGTTACGAACTAAAATGACCACGACCTATCACGGATAGCTTGCGGTTTATGTTTACCTATTGGATATAAATATTCACATATATATCTTACACCATCAGAAAAGTGTTCAACACCTTTTGACTTGTCGATAATAGCATTATCCATTCCAGTAGTAAAACCTTCTTTCCAAGTTGTTGTCTCAACCGAGGCAATTGTTCTTGGAGTCTTGTCTTTATTAAAATATAATCTTGTATTACCTTTAGCATCTTTTAACAATGCATTAACAGCATTAACACTATCAACCAATGGTGGTTGTTTAGATCTTGCTAATACTTTAAACCCTGCATTCCTTAATATACTAAAATCTGTTGTACCTGTAGCAGCACTGGTTTTCATTGCTCTACCGGAAGCATCAGGATAACATATTATATCTCTATTTTTATATCGACCTTTTATAGATCTAATTAATTGATGAGTATCAGCATTGCCATAAAACTCATCCATTGCATGTAATTGGTTACCTCGATGGCACCATACAGTTGAAGCCATTATTTTGACGTTAAAGTCAATGCTTATATGTATTGGCTCACCTTCTTCAATTGGCAATAAATTATTTGTTACATGTATATTTCGATTAAAATTATAAAATACAGCATCACCAGTGTTATTAAAGGTGGCGCAATATTCTTGATTAAAACTTTTTTCATCCATTGTAACCCGAGCAAGTTCAATTTCTTCTTTCATATCTGGTCTAACATTTTCAGCAGTAAACTGCCAAGACTTCCATAAACCTGTTTTATCTTCTTGACCTTTAACCCATAACTTATAAAAGTCATTGGTTATACCTTTTGGTGTACTTATTACAAATACACTTGCTCTTCGTTGTGGATCTGAAGTCATAGGTAATATAACTTCTGTAAATGCATTTTGTTTAATAAAGGCAAATTCATCTAACACAATAAATGTAGGTGATGGTGAAATACCCCTTAAACTGTCTGGCCTATCAAACCCTTTTAGGGTAATCTTGGATCCATTAATAAATCTTATTTCCAAATCTATTTCTCTTGGATAACCATTTATATGATCTGGGTGAACAAGACTTTTTAATGTTGTCCAAATAGATTCTCTGATCATCGAAACAGTAGGTCCGATAATTAAAGCTCTTCTACCTGGTTCTTCTAAACAATGGTTATATGCAGCAACGGCTGCCAAATATGATTTACCAACTCTTCGTCCAGATGCCATTACTTTAAACCTAGCAGGATTTGTTAAAACTTCCTGTTGAAAGTCGAAAAGTTCTATTTTATGATTCATATTTATTTACTATATTTAGAATATATATCCAAAGATTTGTTGAAATGCTTTCAGCTAGCCTCGTCTAAAACTATTTGTTTTAATCTTTCGGCTCTTGGGCCAACTTGTGTTGCCCATCGGCTATCCATCATTTCAATAGCGGCTTCAATCCATTGTTCATCATTTATTGCATCAATAAACTTTTTAAATTTAGATAGTCTTGGTGCACCTAAATTAAAACACATATTAACAAGAACCACCTGGATATTATCAGGCTTATTAATTAAGTCTGGAAATACCTTTTGTGTTTCTCTAATAAATTTTTGAACATCAGTTTTAAATACTTCATTTACTCTTTCTTCAGATACTTTTGTACCAACAGGCCAACCATATTCTGGATCCTTATCAGTAATTAAATGACCTATACCAAAAGTGGCATAACCCAAATGATCTTCATAAATTTCGTATTTAACACCTTCATCAATTTTTAATTGGTCTTTTAATTTTTCTATAAGATTGTTATTCATTTTCTTTCTTATTGTATTTATTATCTTCAAAAGTTAATTTAAATCTAGGTAAGTCCTTCATGTGCTCTTTTCTAACTCTTACGTTTAACATGCTATTCACACACCAAGAGGAATCCAATCGGGATAATTGTAAAAGAAGCTCAAAAAGTTTAGCCGTTGCTTTACTTTTAGAAGTAAAAACAATGTCTTTATGACTTACCAGCTTATCTTTGATCGTATTTGATCCAAAATAAGAAGCTAGTGCTGTTCCGTATTTACCGGTAAAACCAATATAATATGATCCGTCGGTATAGTATGTGATGTATACCTTATAAACTTTCTCAGTCAGTTTCGTCATCAGTATTTGCGCCTTGATCTATAACAGCTTCGCTATTTGTTAATTCTATTTGTTGAACGGGTTTAACCGTTGGTTCGCTTTTTTGCACTATCGTTAAAATTGGCACGTTTGCCTGTTGCAATGAAGCCTGACCAACCGGTTGTTTTTGATACCCATATTCTAATAACTTTTCAGCTATTCGAACTCGTAAATTTTGTGACCTAAAATCATCCTTGCCTTTAAGCTTAGATAATTCTTTAACTAATATATTAATAGGATCTATACCTAATTTTTTTAATTTTTCTATACTTGATTTATCTATGGTACTTTTTTCTATTGTGCTTTTTGGAGGCCTACCAGCCCCAGGCCTAGCCCCGCCCTTTCCAGCCATAATTATACCGCCTATCAAGTTAAAGTTATTTTCTATTGTTAATGTTTGTTAATATATAAGTTAACACAAAGTACCACAAATAATGTGGCTCTGTTGTCTGTAAGGTATAGAATTTGAATCTTTTGTTGCCTTTGGCATAAATTGGGCCTTATAGCTTATTAGGCTTATATAAGCTTATATAACTTATTTATATATTTATTTATATATTATAAGGCTTAATAGGCCTAAGGCTTATATAAGCTTATATAAGCCTTAAGCTTTAGCGTTTTCT